TGGGATTGGCAGACCCCTAATGCAAGGTACCGGGCACTCACCAACAACTACATCCTCAGAGGCTTAGGACACAGGTTCATCATCAGCAGGCAGACAGACGTGATGGAACCCTCGGCCGGCATGAAGGAAGACCCTATCTCCAAGCAGAATCGCCTACTCTTTGAAAGGCATGGAGTCAAGCCCGGAGGCCAGAAGGAAGACCCTAGCCGTTGGCATACCATCCTGCATGTGACGAGTGCGGGAGAGAAGAAACAGAAGATCAGTACAGCTAAGGAACGATGGGGTACTCGACGGCACATGGGTCACGTGACGGGTAATGGTAAGCAGGTGTTGGGCGAGGTGTTGAACGACTTCTTCCTCGACTACCTGATTGGTGTAGCAGGATGGACAATGGAGTAGAAGATAATGATACTAGCGATGGGTTGGCCTACGGCTTGTGCATACATGGTTGCAAGTCTAAGTGGGGCCGCAGTCCTTGTCGCCTGGGCTAAGTGGGGTGCTCCTTAATGGTACGAGCTAAGTACGCAGCACTAGAACCCGACCGTGCTCCACCTAAGCCTAAGACTTGGAGTGAAAGTAACCCCAAGAAAAGGCGTAACCAGGGGTGGACGAAGATAAGTAATGAGAACTACAGACAGGAGTTGAAGAAGCTAAGGGAGAATAGGAAGTTCCACGGGCCTAAGAACAGTGGCAAGCAGTGTGATCACTGTGCAACTGACGATCACGATAGGTGTTGGAGAGTTGTCTGCTACTGCCCTTGTGTAAAGGATAAGGATTGGTACAGCGGATGGCCGAACAACAAGCCAAGTTCAACCCCTTCCCCGTCCACATAGAACTAGCCTGCCTTAACGCAGACACTATCCATTGGCACATCCTAGGGGTGGTTGACGGAGAACTTAGGGTAGATACAAGTGTGGATACCCCCGGACTATCCCCCACCCACACACTCGGCGAAGCAGCAGTGACAGTCGGACACATGTTGACGTTGATGGTGCTGCGGACCTACCTAACCAGTGAGGTGCCAGATCACATCGAGTGGACAGGACACGTACATCCCGGCCTCTGTATGAACTGAGGACCAAGTGACAAGGAAGACCATGCTTAACAAGTTCGTTGCTTATGAGTACCGTGACGAGACAATCATGAAGCGGCTAGAGAAACTGTGGGATAAGAGATGGCCGTGGCTAAGGAAGGCCGATCGGGATACCATCTACGATGCCCGGAATGAGATTTATGTGCTGAGGAAGCGCCTAGCTCTCATGACAGTGGAAGTGGCAGAGTGGAGGCTCAAGGTAGGTGGTGCCCAGTATGCAACCTACGGCCCCAACTTCATGTCTATGGTGGAGCAGGGCATCCGGGATCGAGTGGGTGACGCAATTGCTATCTGTGATGATGATTACAAGGGGCCGTAGATGGGATAGATGGTGGAAGGTTGATTGGTCCGGACACCTAACCACCAACACTTTCCTAATGAGGTTTAACTCAGCCGGGTTCCCGAAGCTACCGTATGTTGTGATACTGGATGGTAGTCGTGTAGAAGTGGTTGCCAAGAGGAAGGACGGGTACTTTGTTTGTAAGCCCTACAGAGCCACGTGAGCTAAGGGACATCGGCATCACATCCTCCATGCCGGAAGAGTATGGAGTGGATATCATGTGGAACAGTAGGCTAGGTACAGTCGGTGTGCAGAGGAAAGCGTTTCCGGGTGACTTCCTTAGCTCCATGAAAGATGGGCGCCTAGTCAAAGAGTTCCTGCAGATGAAGCAGTTGGATATCTCGATACTACTGTTGGAAGGTATCCAGCACTGGACAACGGACGGTGAGTTGTATGGAGCCTACGGAGCAAGCGGAAGATCATACACTTGGTCAAGAAACCAGCACCGAAATTATCTTGCCTCAGTGCAAGTGCGGGGTATACAGGTTCAGACATCAGACTCAATCGCCGACACGATTGGATACCTACATAGTCTGCAGTTGTGGACGGATAAAGGCGACCATCTCTCTCTCGATAGACGACCTAATCTCCAAAGTAATGGTTATCAGTCACTCACAAACAGTGACTATGTCCGATACTTCTACCAGAACTTCCCAGGGGTGGGACCAACTCAAGCTAGCATGATCTACAACCACCTCGGAGTAGTGCTGAGGTTGACGGTAGGAGTAGAGGACTTAAAGACTGTTCCTGGTATTGGTAAAGGCCGGGCACAGAAGATCGTAGACATGTTCGACGTGACGAAGCAGGACAAAGAGGTAAAGTAGATGGATAGGCATACACGGAATACTTTGTTTAACTGTATTGCAGTGTTGGGTTTAGTGGCAGGTGTCATCACGATGTTCACCGGATCGATCGTTGCCTTTACAGTAGGAATAATCTGCGTGATCATCGTATGGACTATGGTGCTGACTAGGGGACGTACATGACTAAGCCCAACTACACGGTGCAGCAGTTCAGGTTCCCCTCGGCAGTAGCTGGGTATGAGGAAGAGGGAAAGGATAGTCATGCTTAAGTTCGAGTGCGATAACTGCCATCAGGTTGTCTACCATGCAGAGGCTATTGGTCCTGGTGTATTGAAGAGGGTAGGGGAAGGTGTAGAGATTGGTAAGACCTACACCTACCAGGACCCCGAGTCCGAAGTGACGGTTAGGGTACAGTTGGAATGGGAAGGTGATAATAACGGGCAGTTCTGCCTGGCCTGCATGTGGAAGATGCTGAGGCAGATGGTGAACGAGTGGGGACCTAACCCCGAGGAACTCGCCGAGAAGTTTGCTAAGATAGAAGCAGAACGTCGGCGGAAGATTGAGGAAGTGTACTTTGAGGTAAATGCAGAGGTAGAGGATAAGGTAAAGGAAGAGGTAAAGGAAGTCCCTAATGAAGAAACCTCTGACGGAACTCCGGACGCAGATACTCAACTGCCGGAACTGCACGCTGAGGGAGTGTTGTCAGAGTCCGGTCCCGATGTCCCTACCATCTACCCAAAGCCAATCATCGCCGAGAACGTCTTCACACGGCACGGATGGCGACACCCCCACCTCCCCTAATCCTTCCCCTAACTACATAGTGTTAGGGATGGCCCCCGGCAAAGTAGAAGATGCTAAAGGTAGACCATTTGTAGGCCCAGCCGGAACCCTTCTACGTAATGAGTTGCGGAGGCAGGGTGTAGACCCAAACCTGGCCTACTACATGAACGTGGTATGTTGCATGCCACCTGGTAATAAGGTAAAGGCTAACCATGCAGATGCATGTAGGGGCAATCTCAAGGACCAGTTGGATACGGCTGAGGCAGAGTACGTGTTGGTGTGTGGGAATGTTGCGATGGAGGCACTCCTCCCACATGCAACTCCATACACTAGAGGAAGACTCATCCATGTCCACGACAAGAAACTGTGGGGCATTTACCACCCTAGCCACATCCTGCAAAGCAAAGACCCGGGCCTCTACAAGCGGTGGCAAGAAACCCTAGTAATGTTCGGGTTGGCCATGCAAGGTGTAGGGTTCGATAACTGGCTGTGCATCTACTGTGGCGAAGTGTTAAGTGATGTACACCTGCTCCCGCATCCGGTCTGTAGGAAGTGTATGGGTAAGTGGAAAGTAGATCGTAGGTGGAGGTACATGCCTCCCCCACAAATGAGATTGGAGTTATAGTGGCTGACACAAAGAGATACAACTACCTCGAATGTCAGAAGCCCTGTGAAAGTTGGGTGTATGACGATGAACTAAGATGGCAGATTGATGATGCTAAGTACAATCGGGCCGTGGCGTATGTGCCCGATGAGAACAAGGCTAAGCTCATCACAGTCATGCTGAACCTCTTTAACAAGATCACGGATGGTATGGACACATGAACCCTGAACAAGAAGCACAGATGGCGTTTGTAACAGCAGACACCAATCTTCGGGATGCTATGAAGCAGTATCTAAAGGCTGCTACTGCCTCTCAAGGACAACCATCGCTTGATCATATTGATATCGACAAGTTTGTGTTCATCGGTATGGCTAAGTATCGCACAGGTAGCATGTACCATGTGGGTGTGAGCAACGGTATGGAAACCTATGAGAAGCTCGGGCTGATCGAGATTCTTAAGGAGAGAGATAGGTCATGAGTTGCGAAGCCTGTGACAAAGCCTGTGATGGAAGTGTGGCCTACCCTTTCCGAGTAGGTAATAGTGAACTCGGATATGGCACCGTACTCATCTATGCTTGTAGACCCCACGCACAGTTGGTAATGGAAAGGTTGAGGTATGCGGCACAAGCTGACACCGGAGCAGAGGGAAGCTCGGATGCAAGCCCGGTGGAAGATAGTTCAGAAGGCGAACGAGCACATCATGAACACCCACAAGAATTCGATATACGTACCCACCATGATCGGCATGCGGAATCTACAAAGGGCTGTCAATATTGTGAGGCAAGGGATGCTGGTCTCCGGTACGCTGCTGATGGAAGCAGGGTTTAAGCCTCACGCTGCTAAGCCTGGTAAGCCCACGGTGATTAAGAGGCTGTTGGGAGAGAAGTAATGGGTGACGATCCGAGAAAGATGGACTATGTACCTAAATTTGATCCCTTCGCTCACATCAACAGTGACGATCTAACTATGTGGATGCTGAGACTATCAGAAGATGACTTCGGTATCCTCAGAGCCGGACTGCACTATGTAGGCCCCAATATATTCACTGGAATTGTCACAGCCGTAGACGCTATACGTAAGGCAGACAAGGAAGATGATCGTGCAAGAGGTTGACTCCCACTTTGTCGACGCTTGCGCAGGTTGTGGTAAGCCCTGGTCTAGAGGATGCTACTTACCCTGTATGGAGTGTGGGCACCCGTATAAGACGAAGAGACTCGGGTTGATGATCCACGATCAGAAGATCAGGTGGAGGATCTACTGCCAGGATAGGGAAGGTACTGGTGGATGGACGAATGAACCTGTACCATTCAACTTTATGAGGTGGTTAAGGGCGGCAACCCCTAGACGATACAGCAAGATATTCGTATGTCCATGCTGTGTGCATGACCTATAGTAGAAAGGTGAACCAAATGGTTCTTATGACTGGACTCCACATGCTTAGGTAACCCCTAACTTGTGGAGGATAATTGGCAGGAGACAAGAAGCAGAAGAAGAAGAAGTTCTGCGAGACAGAAATCCCGAAGTCCTGGCCGAAGTTCACCGGCCCCAAGTACCTCGATGGTATGTCGGTAGCTAAGGCCAACGCACTGTGGGGTGAGTACCTGCGGGAGATGAAGACCATCCTCCCCACACCTCGCATCTACAAGAAGAAGTCCTAGGACATGAAGAAGCCCCCGTACCCGGCTGGGAGGGTACGGGGGCTTCTGACGCTCTCACCCCCTTTCCTACTCAAGGAAGCGCATGGTCTCTCATTCCCCACCTGTAAGCGTAGGACCTGGCGCCGCCGACGTCGAGCGGGTTAGGGGATCAGCTATCTAATCAAACTTCCTGAGGCCCCTCGACGGGCGTGGTTGAGGTAGAGGTGCGGGCGTTCTCAGCCTTCCAGGTGCCGAACATGATGGCGGCCACTGACCCGGCAATGAACCCCCACTCTCCCCAGGTTATGCCTCCCTGCTGTGCGATCGCCAACTCAGCCGTGAACGAACCCACGCCTGCGACGATCGCCTTCATCATGATTGGCAGGTAAGAGATGATCTTGGACATATACTAGGCTTCCCGCAGGCTTTCAAGTTGGGTGACCAACGTCGTCCGGTTCTGGCCTGCCTTCTCCTCGGTGAGGATAGCCTCAAGCTGATCAGGATTGGCCTTGACGTGGTCAACAACCTGGCTGACCGTATAGTCGCCAGGATCGTAAGCGGTAGAGGTAGAAGTAGAGGTAGAAGTAGAGTCGTCTCCACCCTCAGCCTCAGGGGTATCCTCAGTTGCACCGAGGGCCTGTACCGGGTCCGAAGACTTGGCGTTAGGGTCAGGCCACCAGGACTGGTTACCCTGGTCATGATCCTTAACAATGTCATCGGGAACGTCATCGGGAACGAACTCGTGACGCTCCACCTTCTCCTCTTCACTAACACCTTCCCCAGCAGACGATACCGTCTCTGTGCTGGTCATCTCATCACCCATCACTCGCTCCTAACGTAGTTGAAATCGGAGTTGCTTTCCTTAGCATCGTCATCTACAAGGGCCTCAGCCTCTTGCATCTCTAGAGCAATTTCAGCCTTATGTTCCTGATCCTCGATTTCCTTTCTGAGTCGTGGGATACCCCAGCGCTTATCGGGGGGGTCCTCAGTTAGCCTGTAGTAGAAGTCCCTGAGTTGCTTAAGCTGTTCCTCTTCGGTAAGAGGTTCAGGTGCCTTGTCCCTCACCACGTTGATAGTAGTCTTCCCTGACTGTAGAACTGCACCCTCAGTGAAGACACCCGTCTTCTCAGGGTTAACTTCATCCTCATCCTTAAAGGCGAAGTTAGGCCCCACATACTTCTCATGCTGAACCATCACGGTGTCAGTATGGAAGTAGCACTTATAGATGGGCTGGTTCGGTGGGAAGAATCCTCTGTGCCCACAGATAGGACACCTGTACTCGACGTTGGACATTAGTCACGCTTCTTCTTAGGTCTACTCTTCTGACCTACTCTAGGAGGAGGCGGAAGGATAGAACTCTCCCGTGGCATCCGAGGATTGGCCTCGTTACCATACGGAATTTGGCTGCGGGGTGTAGCTGTACGAGGACGTGCCTTCTGGCCTGGCTTCTTCTTAGCTCCGGCCTTAGGCTTCTTCTTCGGTACCTTCGTCATCAGTACCCTGTCTTCTTCTTGGGCTTCTTCTTGGGCTTCTTCTTGCTCTTACCGGCCGTTGACATAGCTATCGCCACCGCCTGCTTCTGAGGTTTGCCTGCGTGTATCTCTCTACGGATGTTCCTAGAGATAGCCCCTTTGCTCTTGCCCTTCTCCAACGGCATCGTGACTCCTAAATGGTAACCGGGTCCGGAGTCTCAATAAGAAACTGTAGACCGATCCACAGGTCAAAGAGCAGGAGGCCGAGGGACTGTAGCTTGATAGCGGGCATGAATGCGTCAATTGCTAGGACGATGACGCTAGCCACCCAAATGAACAGTACTAGGATATGCATTAGTGGCACCCCTCATCAGGAAACTGTCGTTCTAACCCATCATGTAGACCGTCAGAGAATCGCTCATTGCTAGCTATCTCACTCGGGTCCGTGTCTGCCTCGAATCCTAAGGCGTAGGTAACTGTCCACTCTATTGCATCACGTAGATCATGACGGCCGTTGATGCATCTGTCGATAGCGTTCTGTCGCTGGTCGTAGAAGTAGAGTGCAGTGGAGACTATGAAGACTAGGCAGAAGCACAGGTATCCTAATCCTTGCTTAGTCTTTAGCCTCACCGTATCCACTCCTGTATGTTGTAGGTGAGTACTCCTGCAGCATACACACTGGCGAAGGGGTGACGCTGGATAAAACCCCTCACTCTCATTACCCTATTCCAAACGGACTCGGCGATAGTCATTACTTCGGCCTTCCGTTGGTCCAGCGGTCCAGCGATATAAAGCCGGTGAAGCCCATCAGGGAGCCTCCGAAGAGCATTATCTCCCTGGAGAACTCCCTGAATATCAACCACCACATGACCTGACTGATTACTATGACGAACCCTAGCATGAAGCTCGCTACCTTGAACCACTTCTCCACCGACGACGGTGTTAATGCCACGGCTCATCGTTCCATCTACTCAAATCAGTCAGTTTTCAGAGCCGGGATCAGAGCCGGGATCAGGCACAGGAACAGGGACATCTTCCTCGAACGCATCGGTGATAGGTGCCCGCTGAGTGTTAGCGATTTCCAGCAGGCTGTTGTTGTAGTTAAGCTTAGGGTTAACCCCGTGCTCAATCTGATCCAACACACCCTGAGTAAGCCGCTCGACATCGCCTAGGTTGTGAGCCATGCCAGCACTAGTGGCAAGGATGTCATCAGCCTGCTTAGCGGTGTCCGGCCGAACCACAGGGAACTGTGCAGCCTCGTAGCTCTTGAACGTAGCGGGGGTAAGGACAACGTTTCCATTGTCAGAGACGAGATAGCCAGCACCGTTAGTAGGATGCCACATAAGGTAAGTCGTCATGTCGTGCTTCTTCTCCGGGATAGGGATTGGTTGGGAAGGTCGTGGCCACTGGCCGAAGTCACTGCTGTATGTTTCGTTAAGGTCAACAGTCCCGCCACACACACTCTGACCGTTCAGGTACTGCCGGAAGTGTGCCATCCGAGAGATGCGCCCATTGGACCATGCATACGTCTGCCAGCCCCAGTAGCAGTCCGCCCCTCGGTACCAGTCGAGTGCATCATCGGAGCCGTAGATACCTACATTATGTCCGCCTCCATCTTGCACTGCGGCATCATGAAGGAAGTCAGCTACGGCTTCACGCTGGGATTGGCTCATCCCCCGAGGATCGACGTCCAGTGCGTAGTAGATAGGGATGCCATGTAGGCCGAGAGAGTTGCAGTGTGAACGGGACTTCTGGGCGTGGGTCGCCCCACTGTCTGTGAACATGAACCCAGCCGTAGTCTCCCTCACCACTACGACACTCAGCCCAGCATTGCGGATGCGGGTGAGTTCTTGGGCATCTAGGTACTTAGCATCATTGGGATCAGGGTCGCCGATGTACCGGGCGACAAAGCTGTACCCCTTGCTCTTGATGCAGTTGAGGTCAGGGTGTGCATAAGAATAGTCAAGCCCCTGTGCCATCGGACTCCTTAGGCTTAGGCTCGTATGGGGTGTAGGTGAGTGATCCTAGGTAGGTGAGTGCGTCGTCGTCCATCCCTTCCATGCCAGCAAGATCAGTGAGATAGGAAGAATCTGCGTCAGCCAGAAGTCTTTCCCACTCGGTTACCTTGCCCGCAGCTTCATCATCAAAGTCAAACGGGTCTACATCGAATGTCTCTAGATCAGCCATTACCTCAACCCTATGTCCATGACCCAGAAGTATCGGGGTTCGGTGGATGATGCGTCGAACGTCATAGTAGCACCACCGCTAGTCACGACTCGCAAGTCCAGGTCCTTAGTGCCGGACGACGGCTCCCATAGAGATAGCGCATTGACTATACGGCCACCAGTACCGGCCACTATCTGTGCGTGATACATCTCAAGAGTGGCTGTCCCATCAACATGGAAGTTGACATCGTATGTGGCTGCCGCTGAGCAGGACAGGTGGGAATGGACACACACCAGGTAGAGACGGGTGCTATCCACAACCATGTCGGCAAGGGCGAAGTCTGTTGTAGCTCCTGTGCTATATGGTCCAGCACTTGATGTAGATGAGAACCTTGGGGACATCCGGCCCCAACAGAAGGTATCGGTTGAGTGACCGTGATCAGCCCGAGCACCACTAGAACTAGACCCTTCGGTGTTGGAGGCGGTCTTACCTAAGGATGAAGCTGCTCCTGTAGTCCACGGATGTTGATGGCCTGCGTCAGCTATGAGTCCTGTACTGCCTGCAGCAGCCGGGTCATCGGGGTCTATGACTGTGATAACCCCTGAGCCACCAAAGGATGACGGGTCTATTAGGCCAGGGACAATGATGCGGTCAGCAAGATGCTCCCGCCGTACTCCCTTAAGAGGTACCCCGTCAAAGAAAGGACTAACCATGTGTACTAACCATGTGTACCGTGGTAGGCAGCCATGTAGTCGACTGTGACTGCCCGACGTGTGATGCCCATATCCTTAGCCTTTTCGGTTAGGTAGTCGACTGTGGTCTGCGGGAAGTTATTCATGTGTTCCACACACTGTCTACAATCATCCCAGGGCTGGTGGGCTAGTACTTCAATTTCCATTAGGTTGTCTCGTAGACAATGACGGCCTGGAACTTGGACCCTGCACCTGCAGTAGACCAGTCGAACGGGTTAGCGAAGTTCCACACCGACGACGAGAACGCCGCAACGAAGTTCAGACACTCAGTTGTGGACAGAACACCCGTACCACTTACACGGTTAGAGGTGCTGTTGTCGAATGCACGTGCAGCACAGAAGCCACCCACGCTTGCATCCGACCCACCGAATCCGGATACAGATGCTGCAGTGAATGGAAGTGTGATAGCAAGACCCGGGCTGGCGAGGTCACCACCTGTGCCAAGCTGGAAGCCTACAAATGCGACACATAGTCTGCCTAGCTTAAAGTGTCGAGCATACGTTACACCACCTGCCCCGAGGGTAAGGTTAGTGAAGGGGTTACCGCTTGCCCATACGGTACCGGCTTCGGATGCAAACTTAGCTAGGGTGATGATTGAGTCAACAATGTCGGCTGTAGCAGAGACTGCACCAGTAGCTAGCTCGGAGGCCCCGACGGCGTTAGCAGCAAGTTGGGTGGCTGTGATTGTATCGTTAGCTATCTTTGCGGCTGTGACAGCTAGGTCGGCAATCTCTGCAGTACCGATGGCGAGGTTGGCAATCTGCGTGGCCGTGATAGTGTCATTGGCGATCTTAGCTGCCGTGACTGCCAGGTTGAGGATGGCACCAGTGTCAACAGCATCGTTAGCTAGCTCAAGTGCTGTAACAGCATTGGCCTGGATTTCGTCTGTACCAACACTGTCCGTACCCAACATGGCAGAAGTATGGACAATGGCAGCATGTCGAGCAGAGTTTAGGTATTGGGTGTGATCATCCTGGGCCGTGTCATTAATGTGCCGGTTGGCCTCATCGTAATCGTTCTTGGTGACACCGTGGATCACAGTCCCGTCAACACCAGCACTGTGGGTTGTGGCAGAAGTATCACCGTAGGCCCGTGTTACACCAGTACATGACCCTGCAGCCTGGTTAGCAACTAGTACATGCTCTTCCTTGCCTGGTACATCAGGGTCAAGGATTACAGAGAATGGACCATTGGCTCCACCAGTAGGCCAGCCTGTAGGATCATTGATGGTGAAGCTTGTGTCCCCGGCGCCGATACCACTAGTGAGCCGGGTAACGGCAGCGTTTCCTTTGTAGTGTCGGCGTGCCATCAAATGTCCTCTGATAGAAGCTGCACGGTGAGCCAGAGAGTAGCGTTAAACCCCTCATCTTGTAGAAGGTCCACCATCTCCTTGACTTGCCACCTGTCATTAATGACTACAACCGGGTAGGCCCGAGTACCGATCTTAAGCTGCGTGATGGTCTTATGGCGCTGGAGTGACTGAACGTTGTCTAGCACAGCCCACGTGTCGATTGGATGTTCATTACCATCAAGGTCATCAATGGTGGGCGCCACGTACAGCGGGATCGTCCAGATACGAGTAACGGACGGGACCACCAACACCCGGAACAGCCATGCCCCCAACCTTTGACATAGAGTAGGAGTGGCGTCTCGGGTTAGCTCTATCCGTAGCTCGAACACCCGGCCTACGATTTGGCCTACCTGGAACGTCTCGTGATGTTCCTCGTGTTCGCCGATGAAGTTGAATGCCCCACCGTCTACGGAGATGTAGAAGCCGTGCATCCCGCCTGTGCCAATCTGCACCACATCTACGAACAGACCAATCTTGTCCTCGTTCATGTTGAAGAGGATTTCCCCGGTGTCCAGAGTGCCGGACGGGACAAGGTTACGTAGGTGATGGACAGCGAAGATGCCTACACCTGAGACACTGTAGATTTGGATGCCCTGGAATGTGACTACGCTTAGCACGGACCCCTGTGCTGTACACATAAGGTCACTGGCATAGGCAGGGACAAGGAGATTGGGGTCACCGAACTCTTGTAGGTTGAGTCTGCCTAGCCCGGTTTGGGTCGCCGAGTAGTTGCTGTATCCCCACCATACGAAGGACTCCTGCCCCTCAAAGCATAGGACAGGGTTAGGGGTAGAGACTCGGGCACCGATGTTCAGGTCGCCGTTGTTATTGACCTGGGCGAAACGCCAGCCTGGCTGTAGCCCCACACCTATAAGCATGAACGGGCCGAGATACCCGTATAGGGCCTCTACCTGTTCCCCATCAAACTCACCGGCTACGACCGGGGCGTCGAGTCCAGTTCCGTCTGACTTGATGACACACTTGTAGATGAGAGACTTATCTCCGCTATATCCTCCGAGGTAGATAGCGTTACGACCTTCTGCGAAACACGTCCACTGGAAGTCCGTATTAGGATGTGTAAAGAGTAGACCGGCACCGGCGCCTCCTAGTGCTACACCGCCGCCACCTTCAGCAGCAACAGTGACATCCCATACTGAGTTGTTGTTAGCGACTAGTACCCGGCCTCTTACATACCCAACCAACTCACATGTACCCGTGATGTGTGCTGCGCCGGCCCAAGCAGTAGTGCCACGAGTTGTCTTCCACAGACCCGCAGAGCCGTGAGTGGTGAAGACGTTAAACCCATCCGTTGCGATAGAGGTTCCGTTAGTGCCAGGGGGTGTACCCGTGAGAGAGGTAAGGGTAGGGGTATCGACATCCATGTTGATGGAGCGCTTGAGGTTGGCCCCATCAAGGGTGTAGAAATCCGTACCCGCTACTGCCATCTTGAGGTTAGTGTTAGCGGATGAGAGTTTCTGATCCGTGTCGTTAAGTAGACCGAGATGATACTTGTCCCAAATATCCATGCCGGTACTACTACGGAACCGGAACTCGGATGAGTCCGGCCTATCACAGCAGACTTGCCCAGCACCTAGATGCCAGGATGACGTAGACCTTCTCCACAGACCATTACGGTTAAGGGAGTGCTCGCCTGGTACATCACGGGTGTCTTGCTGTTGGCGTAGAGTTTCGAGAGGGTTAAACTCAAAGTCCTCTACATGTGAGTAGTCGATACGGTAGGGGAACTGCCCTACGGATACCGGGAAAGAGTACGGTGCAAAGTCAGAAGCGCTTGCACCCCCGAAGATGATATGGCCAGGTGCCTGACCAATGGTCCGCTTAAGTGCCCCACCCATTAGTACACCTGATCCGGGAACTTACGGCGCAGTCTCCTACGCTCACGACGTAGCTCACTAGCGTACATACGGATGAGTGGCAGCATGGCCTGGCTTGCACCACCTACAGGAACTTCTTCTTGGCGTCGGGGTTCGGGCTGACGATCAAGGAACGTCCGCTTAACCTCTCTACCACCTAGTGCAATGATGGCTGCACCGAGCGGCATGAGTTTATGGGCCTCTTGATGAAGCCCTGAGACTGCTACTACATCATCGGCAGGGGCGGAAAGTGGGGCGAAACTTGCCTTATAGGACACCCGGACTTTGTGGCTAGGGTACCCACCTCTTTGTAGATGCAGGGACTTACTGTTGGGGAAGTCGGTTGGGTCTGCATCCTGATCTAGGTGCCAGTCACACTTAGGGATATCCGGCCAGTACTGTGAAGGCCCCGGGATATCGAACCGGACACGCCAGATATCGATAAGATCATTGGCATCCAGGTTGTAGGTGGACGTTGCAGGCTTGTAGAGGAAGTCCTTGTTCTTGATACGGAACAGCCCATCGGCTGATGCATCCTCTAGTGCCTGGTTTACGTACTTCCCCAACCTGTAATCCGTGAACTTGGGATTGATCCGGATAAGGGCGTTGGCGGAGTGGGCTGCGGCGGTGCTGTTGTTGAACCCCCGGATCATAGTAACGGCTGTGCCTGCCTTTGTAAGCACATACATCTCTTCCAAGTCTATCCCGAGTATCGCACCTTCCTTGATCCACGGTGCGTCGGATACAAGGCTTAGAGATGTGACAACGTTATCGATACCGGATTGGAGTTGGGCAATCCTCTCCCCACTACTGGTCATTAGATGTAGTCGTGTATCAGAGATGAGACCCTGAAAGGTGGTCATTACTTACCGCCGGTTGGGAGATGATGCACCCGGGAGTTGACGGACACGGCGCCGACCAGTGCCTTGTTCCTGCACATTGGCCTGATCTTCCTGCATGACTTCCACGCCGCCCGGATCATGCTTGGACGTCTTAGAGCCGGTGGGGTTGTTGGTGTTCTTCTTGAGTGACGGAGCCTTGCGCCCCAGTCGGGGAGTAGCCCCTGTATCTGATCCTGCACCACGAGGTTGCACCATTATTGTCCCCTTCTTACTTTGGATCGGTGTAGTCGATTGTGACTGGCCGTCGCTCGACGTCGTAGCGGGTGGTGGCCTGACGCTCCCGAAGTGCAGACCCATCTACATGCGGAGGACGAAGTCCTTGTTTATGGAGACGCTTGTATGCCTCGTTATCCCGTTCCCACCGCTTCTCCCGAATGAGAGTCTGAGTGGTTGGCTCATCGGGGATAATGACCTGATCGTTCTCCGACTTGGAACGAGTTACTGCACGGTTCGGGATAGCGGTAGCTGAGACATTGATAGTTAAGAGGTGTTCCCGATAAGTAAGAGCGCAGTTGGGGTCACGACAGGATGCTGGATGAGTCATCTACTCGTACACCCCGTGGCTCCTGAGGATGCAACCGCCCGAAGCACCGCAAGCCTCAGTACGCACCCTAAGGGCAGTCCCGTGGACTTGGACCTGGATAGTGGTGTGGTCGGTAGCTCCCGTTAAGAAGCACCACGGCGCAGGGTTAAAGATAGCAGCCCCCAAGCTACACGCTTGTGTATGTGTATGCCCGCTGTGAGCCGTAGTCACATCGAACGTGGAGTAGATCGAGCAACCATCACTAATGAACTTCCACTGAGCGAAGCCGTCGCCGAAGTTCCCGTAGATGGTGCTGTGGGTACATGCATCGCTCTGTGTATACCACTGTCCTGGTGGCAAGTAATGGGCACCGGCCTGTGGGGCATAAGCCACTAGCCCAAGGAACAGGCTAAGCGCCATAAGGATAGATGCGATAACCTTCATGTGATAAACGCTCCATATCCGGCAGCAGTAAGGTCTGTTGCCTGTTGATCAGTGATAGGGTATGAGGCTCCACCAATGTATACCTCTGTAGCATTGGCAAGAGACTCATTGGGATCGTCAGTCGTATCAGCAATCACCTGCCCATCATAGAAGGTACGGTAGAACGCACCACCATGATAAGGGTACTGGGTCTGATGGTACGTGCCTGTAGGATCACGCCACACTGTAATGCCCACATCATAGTTACCGTACACCCTCCACAGAGGATGGCTAGTACCACCGATAGGTGCAGGACCAGTCTCAGTAGGTGGAGTGAACGTAGGCATGATTACGGTACGTTGGAGATGTCCACAGGGCAGAAGTCGACAGCCACAAGCCGAGGTGCAGAAAGCTCAGTGGCAAGGAAGACACTGTTAAGAACACCAGTTGACGATTGGTATACCTCAACAATGCCACCGACATTAGGCCCAGGTATTTGTCCACCATTGATCGGCTGTTCACATGTCTGAATATGCATAAGTGGATCAGCAGCAGCAACAGCACCAACAACCGTAGTACCAGCCGCAAAGTTGAAGACACCATCCATAAAGCGGAAACGGATACCCCTAAGACCAGTAGCGTTGTTGGCCCAAGCAACCTCAGCAACAGCTGCAAGTCCACTACCAATCTTCTCGAAGGTGACGTTAGCCTGACGGACAATGTTACCGGTGTTCATGGTGCCAGTGCCGAGAGTACAACCGGTGAAAGAGTTGGAAGTAACGCCGGTGTACTTAACGACAGTATCTGCGCCGCCAAGTGTCGTAGCCCGGATAACTAGATAGCCAGCAGTAGCGAAGCCGGTAGTGGAGACGACGTTAATTGTTGCCTGGGGAAGAGCCGCAGCGTCAGAGCCAGCAGCAATAGTAGTCTGTGCTGCAGTGAATGCCTGGACATCTGTCGGGCGTGCAAACAGACCCCAACGCTTACTAGGAATATCTTCACCAAGAGTAGAGATAGCACGGTTCCACGGCAGCGGAGTCCACACAGCATTAGGAATAGCCACGCTGACATCATGCTGCCAGAAGATTAGGTCCTGCTCGGCTGTAGCTGTCTTCTGTAGGTTCTGAGGCCCTACAACTGTAGTACTGAGTACCTTGCCCAAAGTCACTCCCTATGAAAGTGGGCCAGGGCCAATTAGACCCTGGCCCATCAGCCTGACGTTAACGATTGTGGAAGTTAAGTAAGTAGGTGACTTACTTAACCATAGTGGTAGTAACCTCGATACGACGGATCGCCTGCTCACGGAAGCGCCCGAAGCCGCCCAGCCAGTACCACCCGACCGGCACGAACCGGCGCAGCTTGTCAGTAACCTCGCCGAGAATAACGTTCGGCATAGGCCCGGAGACAAGAGTAGACCACGTCTTAGCAAGAGCCTGGTTACCCAGGATCAAGACGGGAGTCACGTCGAAGTTGCCGGAAGCACCACCGGCAGCACCGCCGTCGACGAAGCCGCCAGGACCACCCTGAGCAGTAGCAAGGTTAGCCGCAGAGAGACGTGGAGTCTCAATCCAAGACACACCCTCAAAGGCACCCGTCTCACCATTCCAAATCTGCTCGGGCTGAGAGTAGGTGTGAGGGTCACGCCAGTTGGCGAAGGCGTTGGATTCCCTGAGGTCAACGAACACCTCAGGGGCAGCGAAGCCCTTGTAGTACCCGTTCATGATGCGCTGGACGTTGTCCGTAGACAAGTTAGCAACACGCCTACGGATGTCACCGGCAGTGAACAGGTTAGTGGCGTTCAGGGTGTTACGGGGACCAGCACCAGCGGAACCGAAGTACACGTTGGAGCCAGCCACCAGGACATTACGGGCGAGGCTGTCGAAGCTAATACCGGCATTGAAGCCGACGATGTTAGCCACATCCTCACTAACCATGAGGAAGGACAGACCACGCACTCGGGCCGTGGTGATCGCAGCGTTGCCGTACTCACTAAGGGCAACAGTTACGATGTTGTCCGACACTGCAACGGCATCCACATCCGCAGTCTCAGTCAGGACCGAAACCTTGGGGGCAAGGTCGTTGTAGATGTTGAACTGGACAGTAGCCCCACGATGAGACTGAGCCACAGGCTTAATCGACGCACATGCATCGAAGTAAAGCTCATCACGAAGCTGGAAGTAGGCGAACTGCTCGTAAGCAGTAGTCACCTGGTTGGCGAGTGTAGTTGCGGTGGTGAAGACATCACCCATTACTAGTAACCCTCCGATCTAGGTGGTGATGGCTACAACCTATGGAACATCCCACTCATGGATCATCTTGTGCCGGGGGCCCTTAGTACGGATCAAATCACGGAGTTCCTCGGGGCTATCAGCCTTCCTCATCTCCGTCTCAAAGTCCGTGCCAACCCGGTTAGATGCTGACTCTCGTCTGGCCTGGTCGATAAGCGCCCATGCGGTCATCTCATCGCCCTCATCCTCAGTAGAACCATTACCGTTAGCAGGAGGAGTAGGAGGAGTAGTGCTGTCACCGGGAGGCGGGGGTGGCGGAGTGGACTCAAGTGCATAGCCCAGTTCCTTAGCCACATCCTTAGCAGCATCAGCACTAAAGTCTGTACCGTCTTCCGCTAGTTCACGGAGGATTGTACGACGCTGACGCTTGGACAGATGACCTAGCCCTGCTTCCCTGATCTGCTCATCCTGCTCCAAAGCAGAGAGACGGGCTGCTAGCTCATCCCTCTCCTTCTGCAGCTTGTCCCGCTGGTTACGAAGATCACCAGGATTATCTTGAGTGGTAGTGTCGGTTGTATCAGCCAAAGTCTCTCCATGTCCTTACTCACTGCTTATGGAGGCTCGCAGTGGAGGTTGATGTTGATACGAACCTAGATATGAACTCGGAGGGTTCTAGCTCTAGGTAGCTGACGGGAGTATGCCTTGTAGAGGATGCGCCTGTCTAGCTCTCTGCTGCTCCCACAGCGAATCCCCCTTCACCTGCAGCGAAGCCACCCGAGCCTTCAAACTCAGCTAGACGGCTACGGATACGCCCCTCTATCTTCTGAGCGGCAACTACGTCACCTGCAAGGAATTCGACTTGATCTTCCTCAGTGATGACGTCTTCGCTTAGGGCGAACGGCTTGAGTGCCTCACCCATACGGGCAAGTTCCCCGAAGCCCACCATTGACTGCTCCCGGGTCATCCCGGTTTCCTGCAGCCGTTGTGCTTGGATTTGTGACAGCTGGCCCCAGCCGGTACGCATAGCCGCACCAGCAATCTGTGCCTGTCGGAAGGAATTCTGCAGCTTGCCGTACTCTTCCTTCGGGTTCATGAAGTACAGCATGATGTCGCCCGACTGGACGTTGGACATCCGCATAAGTTCTGCGATTGTCTCATCGTCGGATTCATACATGGCTTCTGCTGCTAGATCGAATCTGCCCTGTGCCTCAACATTAGAGACCTCATTGCCGATCATTTGATCGACCAAGTCCTTCTCCAACGTCATGCCCCACATCGCTGCTTGGGCATGGATAGCACGTTCGTAAGCCAGGTACTCTTCCACAGAGATAGGTGGACGCTTGTTGGCTTCCAACATGAACATCCCGGCGAAGCGCTTCTGGAACTCGGGGCGCTTGTACAACTCGATTACAAACTGCTCTTGTGACCAGTCGTTGATGATGGCCTCATGTGCCCAGTCAGACAGAGACTCTAGCCCGTATTGGCGCAGGATTTCGTTCAGGTAGATGCCCCGTGTATCAGCCATTATGCACGCTGCCCAAAGGTGGTGAGGAGGTTATTGACCATGCCGGATTCAAGCTGATGGCCACGTGAAGTATCCCAGAACCTGTCATCCCGGCGTGCTAAGACCTTAGATTCGTAGAGGCTTGCACCCCTCATAAGGCCAGTCTCAGGGTCACGGTGCCCAACAATGCTTTGTACTGTCGGGGAGAACACGTCGATTTGACTAGGATCAATCTCCCACTCTTCCGCTACAGTCTGTAGATGAGGAGAGAAGATTTCACGCACCGTCTTACCCTGAGCTAGAGGTGCCTCCAACCACGGATACATGGAGGTTGCTTGTGCCCGGAACTCTGACTCAAGCTGATTGGCGTCCTTGTACCCCATAGCGAGGTCTACGGCATCTTCGTATATGTTCCACGTCGGCATCTGGAAGAAATACTCGCCACGTGCCCGGGTGCCCACTTCATGCATGGCCCCATATACAGACCCGGCAGCGAGACGGGATGGAGACTGAGACATCAGCCAGTTACGCATCCCGATACGGAACTCAGGGCTATCCACAGGGATGCCACGTTGCAAGTTCCACTCGATCATGAACGCAGACTCGGGGTCCTGTAGAGGTACGCCAAGCTTCTGCGTAAGGTCGTACAGCCCGAGCCAGTACAGGTCCCGCCTACCCTTAGCCTCCCCAGGATCGGTATTGACAAGAATCTCCCACTCCCTCTGTGCTGCCGAACGTGACCTAAACCAGTTCGTATTCATTAGCTCGGACTGGAAGCGGAGTTGAGAGTAGGGTTCCGATGGGTTGACTGCCCGAGACAGTAACCCACCTACCTCAGGATCGTTAAGGAGGAAGGAGAAGAAAGGGTACTGCTGAGCTATGAGTTGAGCGGTGCTCTCAGCCATGACTAGTACCAGTTGTTCCTCATGTGGAAGTTCAAGGCGTTACGAGGATTGCCATAGCGGGCCTTGATGTACGTTAGCCCCGCCATGATTTGCTGCATCGGGTTGGTTGTCTTACTGATCCCAGTTCCCTTCCACGTACCGTTAAGGAACTGTGCGATCCCGAATGCAGTAGAGGTAGGGTTCTGAGCAAGTGGGTCCCATGTGACACGGTTAGAACCTGCAGCCGGGTCCCCTGACTCCTTATTCCATAGCCACACTAGAGCCGGATAGTCCGACTCATCGAACCCGAACTGCCCGAACAGTGACCTAGCGTATTGGCCTAACCCTTCCTTATCGCCACCCACTCCATAGTTGACTTGCATCTGATCCGGAGACATGCCCGGCTCAATCTGCGGGAGTTGGTACTGGGTAGGAGATAGAGGAGAGGTTTGCCTTGCTCCCTGCTCAGGGATTTCGGGAGAGAGAGGGTCAACAGTGGACTGTACTGCGTCTGCTGTCGGCTGGATGTACTGTTGCGCCATGTCGGTTGTAGGCCCAGCGAACTGTTGGGCACCCGAGCTAAACATGTCCCCACCCACGATGGACATGATGGAGGACATACGGTTGGCCAGCACTTCCTCGGGAGAGGCCGGCTTGCCCATCCCCATATAGTTGAGGTTATACTGCACTCCGCTACCCATAGCCGGGTCTACGCCACTGCCCACATTCTCGCCTAGCTGACCATGCCACGGCTCATCGCCCATCGGGAAGATAAGGCCATACTTACGGCCAAGTTCCTGGGCAAGGCGAAGGTCACCGGAGAAGTCAATAGCCCGACCATGATTGTGCTGTGACCGACCAGGGGGAGCGACACGTGGAGCATCATACTGACCCTTACGCCACAGATCGTAGATACGGGACTGCTGCTCAATGCTGCGCCAGCCTGAGCCTATGCTTACCCTTCCCCCTGACTCTGCAACAATACGCAGAGCGATTTGTTGCAGGATTGGGTCTAGGTTGTCGAACCCCTCATTACCCGGTCCAAGGCCCATTATCTACCGATCCCCCATGCCGGTGACGCCAACATAGACATAGCTTCCGACATGTAGTTGAGGCCCCGGTACCCCGCCACCTCTTCCGGCTTCTGCTCCTCTATGCCTGCCGTGAGGAACGCCTCAACACTCGGGATGTCAACAACACTGCCACCAGTAAGCTGCTTATCGTAGGCTTCCTGCTGACGTTGCTGCTCCATTTGGTTGTAGGCTGCCGTGAAGTTCTGGACCTCATCTTGGGATAGGGCTTTGCCCAAGAGGTTCATAGAGATTTCACGGGCCAGGACGTTGATAGTCCGGGGGTCCGTTGTCCGCATAACTAGTGGCTCACGTTGCGGGGTTTGGGCCATAGAGACAAGGTTGCCGTTCTCGTCAATACGCATCCGGCCGGACTGGGCTTGTGGACCCCCACCACCCTGAATCTGTGAGCGAAGATGGGCTAGGGCTGACTGCCACGTCTGGCCGTGCTGGTTAGCGTAAGCAAGTAGACGACGGAAGGCTGTGGCTGTCTCCTCGCCCCAGTCCCCCGTTACGATGCTGGCATTACCATCGTATAGACCTACGAACGCCAGCTTGGCTTGCAGGTCCTTGATGATGTTGCTGTTCATGTTGGCCGGGGCATACTCATCATCCTGTCGGTAACGAGGCCCCTGTAGAGCGGCTGCCTGTGCCTGCCCTGCGAACTGTGGGAGGTTCTTACGGGTGTAAGAGTAGCCGTGCGGGTAGTACCGGGAGGTTTGCTGACGGGATACAGAAGCAGCGAACCCTTCACTTACACCGATAGGAGGAGGACGTTGCGGGCCGGTGCCACCTCCACCACCCGACTCAGCAATGATGTCATCATAGGCATCATCAAAGCCTACAGGAGTGGTTGTACCAGTGGTAGTGGTCCCACCCGGGCTTGGCTGCCGGGGTGAGTAGTATCGTCTTCCGCCTCCGTAATCTACGGGCATGTTTATTCCTTGATCAGTTCTCGACTAAACACGTGTTCCCATAGTGGCCTAAAGGCCGGGTTCTCGTCAATAAGGGCCTGGGCTTGTGAACGAAGCACTTCACGTATCGGGCGAGTGGCCTTGGACTTCGTGAAGCCCTTTGTCTGACTATCAATAACACCCTCGTCAGCGAGCCGGTCCACCAGCTGATCGGCCTCACGACGCAGTTCAAGATACTGTGTAAGAGCGGGACCAGCCGGGGTACGAAGAATGGCCTCATCCGTAGCTGCCTGTTCCAACTGCTTAACCATGTCTTCGACTTCGGGCTTCTCCACAATGCCGGTAACAGCAGACGGGTACTCAGTGTCGATTAGCTCTGTGATATCTTCCCAGGCATTGCGCTGTTGCTGATTCATCTCGGAGTAGTTAGCCACGCCCATGTCCTGCATAGCCTTAGAGCGCCAGTAGCGGTTAAGCCAGTCGCTCAACATGGCTGTGTGCTGGCGGGCGGTGAGAGCCTGCCTATCCCCGGAATGGAACTGGTTGGAGTACACCTCTATGTTGAACTCACCTTCCGGGGCGAACAGTGCATAGATGAGTGGGTACTTGCCCTTGATGTCCGGGTTCTCATTAAGCCACGCCTGGCCCTCTAGAGAATCAGGGAAGCCCGGGATAGATACGGCAGACGATGCGACAAGTGCCCCGATAGCCTCAACCCCATACTTATCCACAAACTTCTGGACAGAGGTATCAAAGTCCTCTTCATCGCTATTGTGGAACTCTTCGGCTAGGGCAATAGCGGAGAGACGGGTGCCCGACTTGTCATCTACATACCAGTCGAGTGACGGGGCAGCAGGTGCAAAGAACTGGGCAATAGCACGGATGCCGTACGTCTTCTTAGCAGCATCCCGAGCATCCTGCCACAAGCGGGTCTGCTCAGAGGGAGTCATGCCGTACTCACCTGTGGAGAACAGGTAATCTACATGCTGACCTACATGGTTCTCCCACAGACGGTTGTCGTCAACACTCCGGAACCCTGCAAGCGAGAAGGCCGTCTTCATCCACCCGGGCATGTAAGTCTTCGGGTTGATGATGTCCATACCCTCAGGTGCGCCGTAAGGGAGCAGGAACTCGTTAAGGCTCTCATACTCGGGCTTGTCCTTGAGTAGCCAAGCAGCCGGGATTTGAGCTACCGGACCCAGGCCAGGCATAATCTCACCGAACATGGAGAGACCTTGTACACGACCCTCCATTTCTATAGGTGTCCCGGTAAGTGCCTGGGTTAGCGCACCCGAGAATGGGTAGGTGAAGGCTAGCTCCCCGAACCTGTTCTCATGGAAGAACCCGCTGTTGATGCTACCCTCAATGATCTGCTGACCACGACGAAGAGGCTTGCCGCCCGACTCGCCCATGATGCGGCCCCAGGTAGTAAGCACCTCCCACCAGGCATCACCGAACGGGATGAAGTTACGGGCAATGTCGAACACCTGGCGACGCTCAGAGTAGGAGTACAGGAGCTTCTGCGTCCTGTCCATCGCCTTACCCTTAGCGATAATGTCCATCTCATCAAGGTTCATCTTGCCGGCTTTCTTAGTGCTGGCAAGATGGCGCATGTGCTTGATAGTACGGTTGGGTACACGCAGTTCCTCAGCCTTAGCGATAAGTTCATCTCTAGGCCGGGTAACCTTCCCTGTCACCGCATCCACAATCTCATCGGCGCCAAACTGGATCATATCGGATAGCTCACGAGCGTAGTGCTGCTTGTACACCTGGGACCTAGCTAAGATGTTCTCCGTGTATGACATGGCGCCGTAGAGGAGGTTCTGTACAACCCAACGCTTAAGGGTGGGATAGTCGGACTTGCCCCGGGTGCTAGCAACCTTCTGGCCCACAACCCTCTTAGGAAGATCATCCATGTAGGAAGATAGAAGCTTAGTGAACTCGGGGTTCACCTCAGGGTTGCCTGTGAAGTGGGGATCACCACCACGATAGATCGAATGTGTTTCCCCGGCATCGTCAGTCCACTCACCGTTACGGATGATGTCGAACAAGTCTGTGTTGCCGCTAGTGTGGATGTCGAACCGCAAGTCTATGTCGTCAAAGAACTTGCGAATCTGCTCGGGCGTCTCCATGTTCCCAGGGAATGCCTCCTGGTACTCATGAAGATACTCACGCCCCTCCTTCTTAGTGAACCACTCCATAGCCTCATCAAGGCTATCGGCCTGCATCCACTTAGAGTAGACGGGGTCATAGTGGAACTTGAGTAGCTGCCTAGCCACAGCATGCCGGTACTCTGCATCATGACCCCGACCTTTCTCATAAAGGGTGGTATCAGTGACGTGTTGGGTAGCACCAGGCCTATGCGCCCAGTTATGGATATTGGAAAGGCTGTTCTCGAACTCCCTAACTTCCTTCCACTCCCTACCCTTAATGTCGGTCGGGACACGGGGTTCGACGCCGAAGTGCTTCTTGGAGAACATGAACCCCAAAGCCTCTAGCGGATGCCCGGAG